CAAAGATTACAATTAATGTTTAGGAAAAACATCGGACCCGAAGATCCAAAGGTGAAAAAACCTAAAATTAAATCTTCGCAGTCCGAGCCTGAACTTTAGAACTTAGCTAAATGAAGCTAAGACTATAACGACTGCACCGTTATAGTTTTATAGCAGAAATCAAAAATTTATGGTGCTGTTGGATACGTCTCGTAATAATCGAGAGTAGGACAACAGAGCCACCATAAACAAGTGAAATCTGGACCACTAGCAGCATAAGTTGTGACTGTTAGTGAATCAGTGTTTGTGTTTGCTGTTGTTTGATTAACCTTAATCGTTAACAACGAACACTCACGAGTAGTTTCATCAAATGAATTACCCGTGATAGAATATGTCGGATCAGGGTATGTTATAATACACTGTGACATATGTGGCATGTTCCAAGAAACACAACCATTTGTCTGAGAATTTGTAAATGCAGCTCCTGCTGCTCCATAAGCATTGATTCCATATCCAGTATTGATTGAATATAGATCATTGCTAATGGAAACACCAGTGTTTACATTAGTAATATACAAGCCGCGTCGTGATGAGGACACAGTTGAATCATTAACACGTTGTACAGTGATTTCACCAATATAAGGTGTTAAATCTGAACTAATATTACTAATATAATTCATAGAACCACGCACCCCACCGTACATTAAACCAATGTATGTAACAGGGTGTGTAGGATTAGCATTAAACGGTGCTGTACCAACACCAGCTAAGATCTTATTAAATGTAGATAAACCTGATGGATCATATCCATACATAGGTGGATATCTACAAATAGACTTAGCAAATGTAGAATATTTAGTTGAAGCTTGTTTAGTTACAACAGAATAATCATAAACGCTATATCTATGCATTAATGTTCTCAGAGAGACGATACGCTCACCAAAATTGAGAGAATAACGCTCAGGATGTTTAGAACCTCTATCACCCAATGTAACTTCTGTCGAAGTGACATCAACTTCATCTTTAGCTTGGACAGCAAAGAAAGAAGGTGGTGCAGATGTTGAGTTCTCACCAAGAGCCACTGCTGGATTAATAAATTCCAAATTCTCAGCAGCACGGACAGAAATGCGTACATAAACCGTTTGAGGCGCGACAGGTGACATGAGTGGAGTAAGTACAGAAAGTACCAATAAACCATTGTCAACAGTTGCATTAGATGGTAGGGCGTTACCCACTGACCAATTGTCTCTAGTAATGCCACGCATACGCGAAAACTCATATTCTTGATGATAGGGAACTCTAATTGAAGCTTTATTAGTTTCACCAATGTCAATAACAGTGGTATAAACTTCATTCTCATTAAGAGCAAGAGTTCCATCCGAACCCAAGGGATCCCAGCCAATTTTAATACGACCTTTATGAAACTTTGTACAAATAACGTCAAAATCAAATATAAGGTCTCCACGCCAATGTTGGAAAAGCATCCCAACATAAGACATAGGAGTATGATAAACGCGATGAGCCTTCCGATTGAGCCCTGCATCTAAGATTTCTACACGATTAAATAACATTGGTGAAGGATTAGCATTAAATAAAACTGTTCCAACTGCATCTGTAGTAGCCCAAGGTGCTAATACCAAAGTACTTTCGCGTTGGACAATGCTTTTAATGCATAACTCATCTGTGGAATCTAAACCATGCAAAGTTGGATCTAAACTCAACTCTTGTTTAGGATCCAATGTTAGTTTTTGCACAGGAGTGGAAATTTCACAAGATGCTAAATGTGGTGTAGTTGTTGGCACAACAGCATTGACATTACTAATATTAGGTACATTAGTGAAGCCAAAAATCGAAGCTACACCTGCTATTGCATTAGCACCTATAGTAGTCGCACGAGCGAACTTACCAATAATAGGCACAGATTCTAATGATTTAGAAATTTTAGCAATACTGCTAGCAGGAGCAGAAACAACACCAGTATACTCATCTTTAGCCTGTAATGACAATTCAGCGGTAGAACCACTTAATTCAACATCTTCAAGCCATGCAAATGTACTTAGCGTCACTGAAATAGAACCGCTAGAACTAGCCACTGTTAATGGTGCAGCCACGTAGTATTTCAAAGTACCCAAAGACTTAATATCGGCCGCACTAGTTAACACTGCCCAATTTGCATGTTTAAAAAATGGTACGTGTATTTCTCCACCTGCATTTTCAGCTGGATACACCCAGGTTCCTGGTAATTGACTTATAGTAACCACATAAGGTGCATCAGAAACCGTGTTAGTACGTAATTTGGATTTACGAAAACCAGTATCAGCAGCATTAACGCTGGGTTCATAAGCTACACGCATTAAACCAAAGTGGAAAGGCGTAGCATTAATAACAACTTTAATGCACAATTTAGCTCTAAGAAAAGCATAATTTTTAATTTTATTCAAAATCACAGAATTATTTAGAAACAAATGCCACGGTTCTATAGTA